TTGAGTAGGAAAATATTTCTTACCTTGCTTGTAGGTGTTCCACGTGGAAAGGTTTACATAAGACTTGAAAATATACAGGGCATTGTATATATTTTTGACAACAAAGGGAGGATGGATGCAACTACGCGAGGACATACCAAATTTTAGTTGGGAGGAAGTGCTGTCGGGTTTCGCACCCGATGCGCGGTTTTGGGCGCACATGAAGAACCTGCAAAAATTGCGCGACTGGTGGGAGGCCCCGCTTCGGATCACTTCGGGCTTTCGATCTTCAACTCATAACGACGCTATAGGTGGCGCGTCTAAATCTCAACATATGATTTTTGCGACGGATATAGTGCCGTCAGTCAAGTCGCCACACCTGCCGCAACCGATACTGCCGGAGGCTCTCGATCTCATTGCCGATAAAGCGGAGGAGCTTGGGTTCACGGGCATTGGTCGATATGATATATTTATACATCTTGATATGCGGCCAAACGTCGCACGGTGGGACGAGAGGACAAAGTTTTGAAGATAGAACGACGCAAAATAGCCGAACTAAAAAACGACCCCGCGAATGCTCGTAAACACTCGCCGCGAAACCTTAAGGCGATCCGCGAGTCGCTCGACGTATTTGGGCAACAGAAGCCCATCGTCGTAGACTCGCGTGGCGTAGTCATTGCCGGAAACGGAACGCTTGAAGCGGCGCGGGAATTAGGATGGAATGAAATCAACGTCACCATCACCGACCTCGACCCTGCCCACGCGCAGGCGTTCGGCATCGCCGACAACCGAACCGCCGAGCTTGCCGAATGGGATACGGACGTATTAGGCCAACTCTTAGAGGGCATGGACTCCGATCTGGCCGATATATTATCAATAGACGACCTTGAACTGCCCGACAGCATTGACGGCGGGGAGCAGGGCGAAGGGCTGACCGACCCCGACGAGGTGCCAGAACCGCCAGAGGAGCCGATCACCCAGACGGGGGACTTGTGGTTGTTGGGAGAGCATCGACTGCTGTGTGGGGATTCTACGAGCGCGGAGGATGTCGAGCGGCTGATGGATGGCGGGAAAGCTGATCTATGCATTACTGACCCGCCTTACAATATAAATTATGGAACGATTAAGCACCCTAAAGTCAAGGAACGACATATACAAAACGACAATATGACAAGGAGTCAATGGAAAGATTTTTGCTCTGAATTTACTAATAATATAAAACTATATACAACAGGATGTGTTTATGTTTTCGGGCCTCCCGGCCCAGATGGTCGAGTTATGTTTTCTGTTTTAGATGATTGCATGCATTATTCAACTGTCATAATTTGGAACAAAGATGTTTTTACTTTAGGTAGAGGTAAATATCAAAATAAATATGAGCCCTGTTGGTTTGGTTGGGTAAATGACGGGAAAAATTTCTGTGACAAAAGGAACTTAGTGAATGTTTGGGATTTTCCTCGTCCCAAAAAGTCAGAAGATCACCCAACAATGAAGCCGATTGATTTAATAAAAAAACCCATTGAGGATGCGTCTTTGAGAGGCAATAAAATATATGACCCCTTCCTCGGCTCCGGCACAACCCTTATCGCCGCCGAGCAACTTGGGCGCAAATGCTACGGGATGGAGATTGACCCGAAGTATTGCGACGTTATCGTCAAGCGGTGGGAAGAGTTTACAGGCCAGACGGCAACCAGAGAGGCCGCGAGCAAGACGGCAAATAGAGAAAACGAACGGACATAAAATAGTATGGGCAGAAAAGCCGCAAAAATAGACGAGGAACAGGTCCGCGCATTGGCGCGGCTTGGCTGTACATGGGACGAGATCGCCGATGTAATACAGGTCAGCCGGACGACGTTTGGCAAATACCTCAAGCAGAAGAAAAGCCTCCGCGAGGCATACGAGCGCGGCCTATCCGAGGGCGACGTTTCAATCCGTCGGGCGCAATACGACGCGGCGATGTCGGGTAAGTCCGCTATGCTGATCTGGCTTGGCAAAAACCGCTTGAATCAGACCGACCGCGTAGAGACGACGCGAACGGGCGCAGACGTTGCGTCGGAGTTCCGTAAAGCCCTCGACGCTATTGACGACCAGATGGGCGGGAGCGATTGACGGGAGTCCTTCCGAAAAGATGGACACCGCTCCGGCCAATAGATGTCCAGATACAAGCCTATCGCGGCACCCATCGCTTCAACACCTTTCCCTGTGGCCGTCGTTCCGGTAAGACGGAACTGATCGGCAAGCGGCGACTGATCCACCGGGCATTGCGCGGAAGCGACTACCCAACGCCGCGCTACTTCGTCGCGGCACCGACCCGCGACCAAGCCAAGCGGATTTTCTGGTCCGACCTCAAGGCACTGGTCGCCCCCGAATGGCGAGCGACCGAGCCGAGCGAGAGCGAGTTGATTATCCGACTGGCGAACGGCGCAGAAATCCATGTCCTCGGACTCGACAAGCCAGAGCGCATTGAGGGGGTTGGGTGGGACGGTGGAGTGCTTGACGAATACGCGAACATGAAGCCGACGGTCTGGCAAGAGCATATCCGTCCGGCCCTCTCTGATCGAAACGGGTGGTGCGATTTTACGGGTGTTCCAGAAGGTCGGAATCATTACTACGATCTCGACCAATATGCGAAGGCTCAAATGCTCGCACACGGGCCAGAGAGCGAGTGGGGGTCTTATCATTGGGTAAGCGCGTTAGTCCTCCCAAAGGGCGAGATAGAGGCCGCACGGCGGCACATGGACGCGTTGACATTCGCCCAAGAATACGAAGCGAGTTTTATAAACTTTCAAGGTCAAGCGTATTATGCTTATTGCGAGGACCACCTACGGACGGACCTTGAATATAATCCGCGTGAGCCGCTTATATTCTGCTTTGACTTCAACGTCTCGCCCGGGGTGGCGGTCGTCTGCCAAGAGTTAGACGACCCGGCGACAGGGGCCGAGGTGACGGTCGTTATTGGCGAGGTGCATATACCGCGCAACAGCAACACTATCGCCGTTTGTGGACGACTCATAAACGATTGGGCGAATCACGAGGGAATTGTCTATATTTACGGTGACGCAACAGGCGGGGCGCGAGGGACAGCCAAGACCTCGGGCAGTGATTGGGACATAGTCCAGTCGGAGCTTGGGCAATTCTTCGACGTATACATGCGCGTCCCGAGGGCGAACCCTTCGGAGCGTTCACGCGTCAATGCCGTCAACACGCGACTGGTTGACGGTGAGGGCGAGATTAACCTGTATGTTAACCCCGACGCGGCCCCGAACCTCCACAAAGACCTTGAGGGGGTGCGCGTATTAGAGGGCGGTTCTGGCGAGATAGACAAACGCTTTGACCCGCGCCTGTCTCATGCGTCTGACGCATTGGGTTATTATATTGTGGCAGAGCATCCGATAGACGCACCAGAAAAAATCTCGTCATGGGATTTAGACGAGATATAAAGTTTTTACTATAGACGGCGACACTATAGAGGGCAATAGATGAACTATTTTGATTTCGCACACGACGACGAGGCGGCAGACAGCGCAACGGTAGCAACCCCGAACGCGGCGTATAAGCGCATGGCGCGACGGTGGGCCTTGCCTCAAATCCTCATGGAGGGAACGCTCGCCATGAGAGACGCGGGGCGGCAATACCTGCCGCAGTATCCGAAAGAGTCGGACGACCGCTACCAGACGCGCCTCGCTAACTCCGTGCTCTATGATATGTATCGGGATATAGTGACGACCTACTCGGCGCGGCCCTTCTCGGCTCCGGTCCAGTTGGCCGAGGATGCGGATATATTTTTTCAAATGCTCGCCCAGAACGTAGACTTGACCGGGCGCAATCTTACGACGTTTGCGAAAGAGCGACTGCAAGACCTGCTCGTCTACGGCAAGACACATATCCTCGTTGAATACCCGAACACGACGAAGTTACAGGATATGCTCGGACGCGAGTTGACACTGGCCGACGAACAAGAACTACAACTGCGGCCCTACATGGTTGGCATCTCGCCGCCGTCGGTCGTCAACTGGCAGGGCGAGCGCGTAGGAGGCGTGGAGCAACTAACGCGGTTGCAGGTGCGCCACGTTGTCGATGTGCCGTCCCAGACGAACCGATGGGCAACGCGCCCGGTGCATTACGTTGTCGTCTGGATGCCGGACA